CCGGTCCGTACGGCATGGGATTCCCTGGTGAAACAACCCAGGCTCTCCAGCCGTTTCCGTCGAATAACCTAACCCGTCAGGGTATGGCCAATCGATACTTTGCAAGCACTGCGCCTGATAGGAATGACGCGAGCCTCCTCGTGACAGCTGTAGAGCTGCTGCGTGGGGACATACCGTCAGTCCTGAAGAACTTCCAAGAGATGATGGCAGGTTTGAAGAGCATCAGGAACTTCCTGGGCTCAGATTTCCTGAACATCACTTTTGGTTGGACTCCCCTCATCCAGGAATACGCCAACGTAATTAAAGTTGGCCTTGCTCTGGATCGAGCGATTTACGGCGAGTCGTTCCGTCGTAAACGCCAATGGGAAGGACCGTCGATAAGTGGCCATGGTTGCAGTCTGCCATTCTTAACACGAGTGGCAGAGTGTATAACCAGGCGACCCTTGAACAGGGCACTTATCTGTCGGGGTCTGGCTTCGGGTCCGCATGGACCGTTGACCAGACCTGGGTGGAGTCGGAAGACTACCACTGGTCCTCGCGCTATGCCGGCCTTGCTAAGGCTGGACGCGCGGCGAATCTCTTTGGGGATCAGGCAGCTGATGTTCTCAAAAGGTTGGGACTGGTTGACGATCCTCGTTTACTCTGGGATCTGACGCCATACTCCTGGTTGGTAGATTGGTTCACCACTATGGGTGATTCGATCTCCAACGCAAACACTTATGCTCCCATCACTGGGAAGTACAGTGTTGATTACGCCTATCTGACGACTAACCGGGTCTTCGCAAGTAAGGGGACTTTCGTCCGCGGACCTGCATCCGACCCGAAGTCGACTCATACCGTGGTCGAGCCGCACTCAATGTACAGCTCGAGAACACGGTGGCGTGATCGTGCAACTCCTTTTGGATTCGGTACCCAGCTGGCGTCGCTGAACGCGACACAGTATGGGATCCTAGTGGCTCTCGGGCTTGCCCGAGGTCGCTAAGTTCCGACCTGGTTCTCCAGGCTGGGGCGAAATCACAACTCAATATCAATCGAATAACAATTGAACATGGACAGGAGTCCAAGATGGCATACACCGACCCTCAGACCGTTACCATTTCCGGCGCGGCCATTGCTCACCCGCGGGTGATCACTGGCACGACCGTCGGCCGGTTCGTTTCCGCTGACGCGGCGAGCGAACTGACCATCGACCCCCGAGGCACTGCGAAGCGCCGTCGGAATGTTGCTCGACTCTACGAGAAGAGCACCGCTGTGGACCCCATCACGGGGCTCACGGGTCAGGTACAGGACATGGTGTCGTTCACGATCGACCGCCCTCTGTCCGGAGTCACTGATGCGGTTGTCGAGGCTCACGCCTCGGCACTCATCGCATGGCTCACGGCCAACACCAACGCGAACTTGAAGAAGCTCATCGCTGGTGAGAACTGACGTCATGGAGACGATGCAGACGATTCTCATCCTCTCCGTGATCAGCCTGACGGGCCTCGTGGGAATCTCCCTCGGTGCCCT